AATACTGAGCAAGTTGATTTTGATGGTACTGATGATTATTTACAAACAAATAAATCTGATTTTTTAGGCACTTCTGATTTTACTATTTCAGGTTGGATAAAATCTGATACAGTTACTAATAATTTCATATTAGGGCAATTTGAAGATAATGATAATAGATGGTATATTAGAACTAATTTTAGCGACCAATTACATATATACGCAAAATCAGGTGGTACTGAAATAATGAATATAGCAGGTTCTCCTGCACTTTCTACAGGAGAATGGTATCATTTTGCAATAACTGCTGATAGAGGTGCTTCTACTACTTTATATTTAAATGGTGTTCAAATTAATCAAGGCACACACACAAGCACATTAACTTTTAATAACACAGATAATTTAAGTATAGGTAAATATTCTACTTCTTATTTTGATGGAGATATGAGCCAAATAGGAATATGGAATAAAGTTTTAACTACAGATGAAGTATCTTCTTTATACAATCACGGATTACCTATTGACTTATCTACAGACCAAGCAGCTTATGCTTCTTCATCTAACTTAGTAGGTTATTGGAGAATGGGTAGTGGTACACTAGATACTTATCCATTGATTGCAGACCAAACAAATGCTACTTTAGGTAGTGAGTTAGTTACAAATGGAGATTTTTCTAATGGTTCAACTGATTGGCAATTATTTAACACAACTATTGCAAATGGTTTAGCAAACTTTACTGATAATAGTTTAACAAAATATATAGTACAATATAGTGTTTTTGATGTTGGAGATGTTTTTCAATTAACTTTTACTGTAAATAGAACATCAGGCACATTACAAGTTTTATTTGGAACTGGAGGTAGTTCTATTCCTGCTGTACCTAGCATTACAGAATCAGGAACTTATACTTTTAATTTTAAAAATACTACAAATGGGGAAAAGTTATTTTTCTTTTCAACAAGTGCAGAAAATTTTGTAGGAACAATAGACAACGTATCTGCTAAAAAAGTACAAGGCAACCCTGCAATAATGACAAACCAAACATCAAGTGATATTGAGAATGGTAGTCCTTATGCTAATATAGTACAGAATAGTGATTTTGCAACAGATAGTGATTGGACAAAAGGCACAGGAGTTACTATTAGTGGTGGTAAAGCTAATTGGACAAATACTGCTAATAATGTTGGTGTAAATCAAAATGGAATAATTACGAGTGGTAAAACTTACAAAATATCTTATACTGTATCTAATTATTCTAGTGGTAGTATAAGAGTAAGATACCCTTTTATATCGGACACAATAACTGCAAATGGAACTTATACTGCTACTGCTGAAGCAACATCTACAGATTTATTTATGCAAGGAGAAACATCAGGAGATGCTAATGTTAATTTATCTATAGACAACGTAACAGTAGAAGAAGTAAACACAGGATTACAAGGATATTGGAAGATGGGAGATGGTACTAATGATGAGTACCCTTATATTTTTGACCAAACTAATCCTACATATAGTAGTAATTTAGTAAATACTATAGAAAATAATACTAATCCTTTTCCAATTTTTACTGACAATGGTGGTGGTTCTTATACAATGGCTACAACAACAACTTCTTATTCAGGTTTTGAGCAACCTGCACCTGATAGGTTTGCAATAGAAGTAGGAGAAATATATAAATTAACATTTGATTTTGTTTTAAATTCAGGAGCTTTAGATTTAGAATTATTTATAGGGGATAATTCAGTAGGAAGTTCTTATGGAAATAAGCATACTTGTCAAGTAGGTTCTAATACTGCTTTTATAACAATTACAACAAGTAATTCTTCAGCAAGATTAGTTTCACAAATAAATTCTGTTGCTAATATGACTATAAGCAATATAGTATTAAAGAAATTAAATGGTAATATAGCCACTATGACCAATATGGTAGAGGGTAATATCACTAACCAATATCCACTAACAAAGATTAGAAACTACTATAGAATGGGAGATGGTATATTAGATGGTTATCCTATCATACAAGACCAAACAAGTCCTAATCTTGCACATATACCTACTACTAATTTAATAACTTATTCAGAAAAAATTGATGATTCTAGTTGGACTAAAAATGCTTCTTCAATAGTAGCTAATCAAATTACTGCACCTGATAATACCATTAGTGCAGATTTATTAAAAGAAGATTCATCTAACGCAGAACATTGGGTAAGGTCTTTAAATATAACTGCTGTTAGTGGCACAAGATATTCTATGTCTTTTTATGCAAAACAAAAAGAAAGAACTTGGGTTAAAGTTAATTTTTTAAATTCAGGTGTAGTTTCATATAATGCTTGGGTTAATTTAGCAAATGGAGAAGTAGGAACTAAAAATGCTAATTTAATTGTAACTACAAGTTTAGAAGAAAATGGTTTTTATAGAATTAAAGTTAGTGCTAATGCAGCATCAACAATTATAAACTTATTAATAGGTTTAGCTACAGGAGATAATGTTAATGCTTATCAAGGAGATGGTACAAGTGGTATATACATTTGGGGTTGTCAAGTAGAAGAACAATCACAAGCTACTGCATACATAAAGTCAGATGGTATAGCAGCAGTAAGAAAATCATCTACTACTAACTTAATGCCTTATAGTGAGGATTTTAACAATGCAGCTTGGTCTAAATCATTATTTACTTTTACTGCTAACTATGCAACTGCACCTGATGGTTCACAAACTGCTTATAGAGCAGTTTCTTCAGGTGGTTCATATCCTCAATTCCACGATACAATAACAGGATTAACTATTGGACAAGTATATACTGTTAGTTTTTATGTAAAATCTGATGGTACTACACAAATACAACAATCTGCACATATTACATCAAATGGTGGTTCTGTTAATTTTACACCTACAAACGAATGGGTAAGAATACAATATACAAGAACTGCTACTGCAACTTCTCATACTTTTGTAACTTTTACTAGTTCAGGTTCGGCAGCAGCTTCTTCTTATTTAGTATGGGGTTATCAAGTAGAACAACAAACACAAGCAGAAACTTATGCTAAAACAACAGGATTACCTGTAACAATAGATTTATTTACAGAAAATAATTACGGAACAATGACTAATATGTCTGCATCAGATATAGTAGAAGATACACCTTAAAAAATTAAAATTATGATATATACAACACCAAACACAAGTTTATTGACTGAAGTAGATGCAGAAGGCAACCCTGTATGTGATTTTTCACAAATAGTAGAGGATAGTCCTGCAACTGTAAGAAAGTCATTAGATGGTACATTATTTATTGCTAAATTTATGGGCGAAACTCCATCTTTTTTAGAGGGGTTAGACCAATATACTCACGAAGAAATATTAGCAATAGTAAGAGGTTCTGATTGGACACCTGAAAACCCAGAATAACATTTGTATAATTTTATTATATTTGCTCAATGAGTGAACAAGAAAGCAAAGAGCTTGGTGGTCTTGCAAGAACTAAAAGAGCAAACATAAATGAAGTTTACAACAATACGCCAAAAGCTAATCTACCGAAAAAATCTCATGCTAGAGAGATGGCTAAAATTAGTAGGACTTCTGTTGCATATGCATTAGAAGGACAGCCAGTTAAAATAAAGATGGCTTTGGATTTGTTGTTTGATGAAGACCCTAGAGCTTATATAGATGCTATAGCGAAACTGCTGAACTATGCAGTACCAAAACTTTCTTCTACAGAAATAAAACACGAAAACGATAAGAAAATTGAAATCAAATTAGAAGATGGTGCTACTCTTGAAGATATTAAAAGGCAACTCAAAGAAATAGAACAAGATAGTGCTAGTGATATTGATTTTGAAGAAATAAATGAGTAATAAGGAGCAACTTAAATATGTACTTAATAAAACTCTATGTGAAATGTCATTCTATGAGTTTTTCAAACAAGCATGGCATATTGTAGAACCTGCTATAGAATTATCAAGTAATTGGCATCATAAATATATCTGTGATGCTCTGCAAGAAGAAGCAGAGAGGATAATTGCAAAGAAACCCAAAACGAAAGACATAATAATAAACGTACCCTTTCGTTCTACTAAATCTCTTATTGTTACTGTAATGTTTCCAGTATGGTCATGGATAAAAGACCCTAAGCTAAGATTTATAACCTCATCATACTCTGCTAATTTATCTATAGAACTTGCTACTAAGAGTAGAGATATAATATTTAGCGAGTGGTTTAAGTCAAGATGGGGAACAATATTTCACATAAAGAAAGACCAAAACCTTAAAGAAAGATATGAGAATAATCATATGGGTATGCGAAGAGCAACATCTGTAGGAGGTACTGTAACAGGACAAGGAGGTGATTTTCTAATTGTTGATGACCCTCTATCACCACAAATGGCAAACTCTGCAACAGAAAGAGAAAATGCTAATGAGTGGTATAGAACAACATTTTATTCAAGACTTAACAGTCCAAAGATTGGTGTGCGAATAATTATTATGCAAAGAGTACACGAAGATGATTTGAGTGGTTTTTTACTAGACAGAGAAACAAGATTAAACTATAATCACATATGCATACCTGCAACTATAGATGGTGAAGTAAAACCAAAGAAGCTGGAAAACTTTTACGATGACAATGGTTTGTTTTGGGAAGAAAGGTTTGGACAAGAAGTTTTAGATGACTATAAAAAGTCTTTAGGTAGTTATGGTTATGCAGGTCAGCTTATGCAAACACCTACACCCCTAGATAGTGGTATGATTAGACAAGAGTGGTTTAAGATAGATAGATACAGGGAAGATGGTGTTGTAAATTTTGTTATAGACCCTGCATATACTGCAAATCAAAAGAACGACCCTTCAGCACTACTAGCATACATATACAAAGATAATAAGTGGCAAATAATAGATTGTGTTAATGTACACAAAGAGTTTCCTGACTTAGTAAAGTTTATACCAGAATGGGTAACTAAAAATGGCTATACAAACAAGAGCAGAATATTTGTAGAACCAAAAGCATCAGGTAAGTCCATAGTACAAACATTAATAAGAGAAACTGGTTTAAACGTAAGAGAAGATAAACCACCAACTAAAGATAAAGTAGCAAGAGTAGCAGATATTTCTGCAACATTAGAATCTGGTAGAGTAGGACTATTGCAAGGTAAGTGGAACAACGAGTTTTTAGACCAACTAACTAAATTTCCATCAGCAAAGCACGATGATATGGTTGACTGTCTTGTAATGGCTGTAAACAAAGAAATCTGGACAGGAAAAGGTAAAGTTGTATACTTTAGCTAAATTTTTCTATAATTCTAAAAATTGTGTATCAATTTATGCAGATGTATGTAATTTTGCATAGATTTGAATAAATTATAATAAAATAAGGTATGGAGTCTGAAAATAAGTACATAAACAAGGTGCATGAAGCGAAGATTGAAGAGTATGTACTGTATTTAAAGAAGTTGGTATATTTTGCTACAGAAGATGCAGGTAGTAGAAAGTTTTTTGAGTTTTCAGAGATATTAGAATCTGTATTTGCATATTCTAATAATTTCTACGACACAATGGCAAGAAAAAGACATATGATAGAAGAATTTATGTTTTTAATACCAAACATGGCTTTTTACCTTAGTGTTGGGTTTTTTACTGGATTGAAGAACAAAGAAAATGCAAAAGACATAGAAATGTGCATAGATAGGTTATCAAAAAAGACAGAAAACTTAACTGGAGAGCTTACTGATGTTTTGATAGATAATAAAGAAAAAATAGACATAATAGAAGAACTAAACATAGAATCATGATAGAAATTCAAATCAAAGAAGATAAATACGAAATACCTACTGAATGGAAAGACATAACACTAGAGTATTGGTGTGGTCTGTATAATATAATAAAAAAGTATACTGAAACTGCTCAAAGTGAAGATGAACAAGAGATTGTAGAGCCAAAGTTAGATGAAGTTAAGGTTTTAAGAATGAATAGGGAAATATTCAAATATGTAACTGGTTTAAACGATGCAACACTTAACCAGTTAGATTTAGAAAGTGTAAATACTGCTGTTGGAACTATAGGACAAATGATGGAAGAATATAAACCTAAAGGAATAGACAGATTTGAATTTGAGGGTGAAGTATACTTTTTTCCAAAAGAATTTTTAAAGAGAAACACTTTTGGTGATTATATAGAGTCTACACAGTTAGATGCAACTATACAAATGATGAAGCATGGTAAGTTTGATGTATTACCAGAACAAATGGCAATATTGTGCAGAACAATAGATGAAGAGTATGATGATGATATTATACCCTCCAAAACTGATAAGTTTAAGCAATTGACAATGGACATCGTATGGGAGTTCAGTTTTTTTTTGACAATGCAAAGCGTAAAATTAACAAGGACTTTCCAAATGTTTTTGGGGAAGGAAGGGGAAGAATTGGAACAGGCAAAGGAAGAGTTTCTACAGTTGGACTCTACAACAAGTTCATAAAACCATATGGTTGGCTAAATAGTTTATATATGGTTGCAGAGAAAGGTGTTTTTAGAGTAGATGGGATGAATGATGTAGATAGTGTAAAGAATACTAATCTATATAAAGTTTTAACATATTTGAGTTGGAATACAGCGAAGAATGACTATGAGATAGCAGTAAATGACAAGATACACAACCCAAATAAAGTAATGTAATATATATATGGCAATAACAAGATTAAAAGACATAGTAACAGTATTTGAGAGCAAATGGACATTTGGTGATGCTAAGTTTGGTTATGATGGTGAGGTAAACGAATCACATAGCACACAATATCCTCTTTTACTAATAAACCCACCACTATCTACTATGCCAGAGATTTATTCTGGTAGAGAAGAGTATGAGTTTGAAATAAACTTTTATAATTTATATCCACAGGCAGCACAGTCTGCAGTAACACTACAACATAGATGGGATAACCTACAAGACTTAGCTATGGAGTGGTTTGACATGGTTCTAAAAAACTATCAAGACAATGTGGTAGATGTGTATCTAAATGATGAAAGTATAGAGATAGAAAGAGTAAAAGAAGTAGCTAATGATAGATTAGTACAGATTAAATTTACATTTACTATGAGTGCGTTTTCTAAATGCTTTAGACCTGTATCTACATACCCATCTGACATTGCTAACTTAGTTACTTGGCTAAGAGCAGATAGTGGCTTGACATTTGACATACCAACTAAAAAGATTTCTGCATGGGCAGATTATTCAGGCAGCAATAATGGTTTAGTACAAGCTACAAAATCTAAACAACCACTAAGATATGGATATGATGGTGCTAACGATAAAGCTAGAATAGAATTTAATGGCACTACAGATTTATTAAATTCTGTTAATAATTTACCTATAACATCACAATTTACTATATTTCAAGTAAGCAAAAATATTGGTAATACATTAACAAATATTTTAGAATATACTGATGGTAGTAAAGTTATAAAATTATCTTATGCTGCTAATTCAGAATTAAAAGCTCAAGTAAGTGATGGCACAACATCAATAAACGTAACACTTACAGGTTCTAATGCATCAAATTATCATATAGGCACATATAAGTTACACAATAAAAGATTATATGTAGACTATGATTCTTTAGGAAGCTCATTATCTACAAGCGTACAAGAATCTGGATATGATAATACAACAACATTTAACGATGCTGCGTATACTATAAGCAGTATAACATCACCTATAAAAGCTAATTTACAAGAGTTTATAATTTTTAATTCTGTTTTATCTGATACTGAAATTTCAAAAGTAAAATCTTATTTAAATACTAAATACAAAATATATTAATTATGGCTACAATAAATGGAACTATACATCAGTCTTTTTCACCAGTATCTTTTCAGCAAAGTGCTAAAGATTTAAGTTTTGACTCTGATACTAGGTCTAACTATTTAGTTAGTGCTAATGTACCTAAAAGATACCAAATAAGATGGTCAGGTGCAGGTGTAAATGAAGCGTATACTCCTACTAAAACAGCAAGTACAACAACAAGAGGTGATATTGTAAACATGGTTTTTTATGTTTATGCAACAACACAATTTACTGATGACTCATATATAAATTTAAACAATTGGGACTTAGTTGCTAAAATAAAAAAGTCAAGAGATTTAGCAAATAGAAAATATAACAATGATGGCTCTATATTGGTAGACCAAAGATTTACAGTAGATATAAGTCAAGTTTGTCAAGATATACTTTCATATAGTTTAGTTCCTATTAATAAAGGGACATGGCAAAGCAGTTTGTGGGGTGGCATGAATGGTGGACAAACAAAACAAGACAATGTAACACAATCTGTAAGTGAATACAATGTAACGCCAAATGGTGCATATAGACATATAAGAGTAGTGGCAAGACCAGAAGTAATATTAAGTACAGGTTTAATTACTGAAGCTACAAATGAAGTTACATTTCCTACAATAGCTGTTATAAATTCTGTACATCAGTTTGAAAGTGATGAGGTTTTGTTGTACAATAGATTTTTAATAGGTCAGTTATCAGGAGGTTTTTTAAGTTACTGTCCTAATAATAACAGTAGCTCTAGTAGTAAACCTGCTCTTGTAAAATCTACAAGAGTTGATGAAACTGCTGAATGGTTATATTTTTATATTAGACTAGCAAGGATAGGTAGTTCAACAATGATAGAACGAGTTAATTTAAAGATAGAAACATCAGATGGTAATACTTTTTATGTAGATGATTTTGCTAGTAATTTAGATTATGATGCAGGTAACTCGCAATATTATGAACAACAACATAAAATGTGTGTGCAAAATGTATCTATAGATTATTTAAATAATAATGCAAAACAACAAGATGGTAGTGCATATACTGGTGATAAAATAACATCATCTACTGATACATATACAATTAGTTTATATTTTGACAAGGTTGGTGGCTCTGAACAAATAATGTCAGAATATAGATGGTATAAAGTAGATAGAGAAGACACAAAATTACCATATGATTTTGTAAGATTTCATTGGCTAAATAGAATGGGTAGTATAGATAGCTATACTGCTAAAAGAAATATTGCAGAAAGTATATCTGTAAATAGAGATACAATAGAAACAAAAAGTGCAGATAGAACTTGGTATCAAAGCAGTAAAGATGGTGGTGGCACAACAATACCAGATGCAGATTATATATCTAACACCATGAGAGGTGGTAATTTATATAAGGGTGGTAGAGAAGTTTTAAATGTAAATGCAAACAGAAATAATAGTGTATATACAGAGCCACTTAACAAATCTACTGCACAATGGTTAGAAGAAATTATGACTTCACCAAATGTGTGGATAGAAATGGACACAGATGCTACTGCAAGAGGTAACACAGTAAATTCTTATCAAAGACCATCTACAAAAGAATATATACCTGTAATAATAACTAATGGTAGTGCTGAAACTGTTAATCAAGAAGCAGGTCTTGTAAGTTTTAACATTGAATACACCTTAGCACACAAAGTACAAACACAAAGAAACTAATGAGTAACGTAACAATAGAGTTATTAGATTATGTTTATGATGGTTCTAATATAGACTGGGATAAAAGTGTTGTTGGAACATTAGATGTAACAAGTCATTCTGAATTTCCTTTGGCTTTAACTTTTGCTATAGCAGACATAAAAGACATAAATGCTCGTAAAGGTAGCTTTAGTAAAACTTTTAAAATACCTGCAACAAAAAACAACAATCAGTTATATAAGAGTATATACTTAGTAAAATCTACAACCACAAATAATTTGCTAAATAAAAAACCCTGTAGAATACTAATTAATAATTTATATTCTATACAAGGCTTGTTAGAGCTTACAAGTGTTGGTGGTTATGATAATCCACAGTATTATTCTTGTGTATTTTTTGGCAATAATATTTCTTGGGCAAGTGATATAGGAGAAAATTTATTAAAAGATTTAGGAACAGATGGTGATGGTTGGGATAATTTAAAAGGAACTGATACAGGTAAAGATTTAATTGTAAATAAAACAGGAATCACATCTACTTGGGTACAAGATAATGCTGAACACAAAGATGGCAATTCAACAACAAACAATATTCCAGTTGTATATCCTATAGTTTCTTATGGTGATTTTAATCCATCAGGCGAAGGTCAAACAATACAATTACTAAACAGCTCTTATGAACAGACTGGTGCAGGTGTAAATAAACTAGGTTATTATGGATTTAACAGTAACACACAATCTGATGGTAGTGGTTTAGATTATGGTAATCCAGAACCCATATTAGATTGGCGACCTTGTTTATGGGTATATGATGTGTTTCATGCAATATTTAATAATGTTGGTTATACTATAGGCTCAACTTTCATTGAAACTGCTGACTTTAAAAAATTATTATTTGCATTGCCAAATTTTAAATATAACAATGCACAAGACAGATATTTATTATATGGTTTTGAAAGTAGGTTTAGAAGAGTAACTGCAAATGTAAATGATGATGGTTTAATTTATGATGGTTCTACAGGTTATTTTAACATAAGTCAAACAGGTGTTGGAGGTACAGAATTAACACAAACAGATTTAGTAAACATTGTTAATACAAAAAAATATGTAGATAGTGGTGGTTCTGCTAATTCATACATTAAAGATGCAGAGTTAAATGATGGAGGTCTGGATGCAAGTGGTATTTATACCTTTCCTGAATATGGAAGATATGACATACAATTAGAAAATTTTGGTTATTGGTATGATAATGTTACAGACCCTAGTTCAAGTGATGCAGGTGTAGAAATTATAACCTCTTCTTTACAAATACAATTACAAACTGTTGGTGAGTCTACATGGAATACAATTGAAGAGGGTTTATTAGATAGCGAATTAACAATACACGACCCAACAGGTGCTAATACAGACCCTAATGAAGGAGAAAGAACTTTTCCAAATATAAAATTTAATAGATATTTTAATAAAAACGATAAAATTAGAATAAGGTTAAAAAATGTATTTAAACATCAAGGTGGTTCAGCAACTTCTGGTTTTAGATTATACTTATATGGAAGTAGTAGTATTCTTGCTAATGACAATGCAGGCTATGATGGTGTTTATAATATATCGTTTAATCCTGAATTTGTAGAATATGGTCAAACATATGATTTAAAAAATGTAATAAATAAAGAATATAAACAAATTGACTTTATTAAAGGTATATCTCATGCTTTTAATTTACAATTTACTACAGATGAGATAAGCAAAATCGTTTATATAGAGCCATTTGACACTTTTTATAAATCTTTTTATGATGCAATAGATTGGACAGATAAAGTTGATTTAAGTCAAGAAATAAAAGATGTTTTTGTTAAAGATAGTTTTAAAAGAGATATTATTTTTAAATACAAAACAGACAGCAAAGATGCAAAGGTAGAGCAAAGAGGTAATGATTATTTTGAAAAAATATTAGATGAATATCCTTATAAAGAAACATTGTCTGATGAGTTTGAAAGAGGTGAGTCAGTATTTGAAAACCCATTTTTTGCAGGTACTTTTAATGCAAAAGACAGAGATGTTTCCAAAACACCAGACCCTGCATACAATGCTTGTTTGTGGCAAGAAAAACAAGATGGTGGTTTTATATCACCAAACGATTTAGCAAGACCAGATAAAGGTTATGATTTTTTACCTAGACTTTTATACTGGAAAAAATATAGTCCAAATCTAGGTGGAGCTACTTGTCTTAAATATGCTGTAGCACAATTGTTTAGTGGAACTTTTAAAGGTATTTTTGCTGAATCTGGAACTCCTAATGTTTTGTCAGATGTTTACCCACAAGCAACATCTATAAACAGAGAAGATGCAAGTAGTATGCTTTTAAGTTATGGTAATGTTTATGTTACAGATTATGATGATGCAACTAATACTTATGCAGACCAAACTATTGTAAAAGGTTTATATCAAACATATTATGAAAAAATGATAGATATGTTAAAAGAAAACCCAAGAGTAAGAACATTAAATTTAAATTTAAAAATTCAAGATATAGTAAATTTAGATTTTAGAAAGCTAGTGTATATTGATGGTGTTTATTGGAGAATAAACAAAATAACAGATTTTAATCCTCTTACAAATACTACTACAAAGGTTGAGTTAATAGAATGGGTAAATCTTGGTGATACTGTTGCTTACACACCTACACTAAACAGATATGATGGTAAATGGAATAATAACCCACCTACTGGAGGAACAGGAGGTTTTGAAACAAGAAGTTAAATATGTCTACACCTAAAAATCAAATATCAAACAAAGGAATAGCTAACGAAAGTGGCTTAGAAGTTTATATGACTGTTACAATTAGTTCTGTTGAGTATTTAATACCAATAGTAATGAAAGATAATTTTGGCAATGCTCATAAAGTTTTAAGAAGAAGAGAAAACGAAAAAATATCTGATTAATGAGATTAAACTTAAAACATACATATAGAAAATTAAGCAAAGTTGGCTTTATGATTGTTAAAGGTTTAAGGCAAGAATTAGTTGAACAAAAACATAATGCAACTGGTAAACTGTCTAATAGTTTAAAACCAAAAGTAGAAGGTAAATCTGGTAGAATGAATATTATAACTAGCAAGTTATATTGGAAGGCAGTAAACAATCCAAAGTTTGCAAAAAAAGCAAATTTATCTGAAATAAGAAAATGGGTTTCTAGCAAAGGGTTGCCTATATCTGCAGCAGGTAGTGTTTTAAATAAACTTTTAAAAAAAGGTTATGGTAAGCCATATGTTTATTGGACAGAAGGTAATGCTTTAAGAAGAACAGATTTTGCAGGACATACAGCAAGAAAGTTTAAAAGTAAAGTAGCAGAAGAATTAGCACCTGCTATAGGAGATGATGTAGCAGAAATGATGAGAAAAGAATTTAATAAAATAAAGGGAGCAGAAATAAGTTAAGATATTATGGCAACAAATACAGAAAAAATAGTAGTACAGGTAGTCGTTAAAGGACAAGGCGAGTTAGAAAAATTAAATCAAGGCACAAAAAAAGCAACAGGTGGTTTTGCAGGATTAACTAAAGGTGTTGGTGCTGCAGCAGCAGGTATTTTGGCTGCAGTTGCTGCATTTAGAAAAATAACTCAAATTGTAAGTAGTGCTATAAGAACATTTAAAGACTTTGAATTTGAAATGGCTAAAGTAAAAGCTATTACTGGTGCTAATGAAAGACAATTTAAACTTTTAACCTTTTCTGCAAGAGAATTAGGTAAAACAACATTTTTTACTGCACAACAAGTAGCACAATTACAAGTAAATTATGGTAAGTTAGGTTTTACAACACAAGAAATTTTAGATGCACAAGAAGCTACAATTGATTTAGCTACAGCAACACAAACAGACTTAGCAAGAGCAGCTATTGTAGCAGGAGCTGCAGTAAGGGGTTTTGGTTTAGATGCAACTGAAACACAAAGGGTGGTTGATGTAATGGCAGTAGCATTTACAAGTTCTGCTATGGATATAGAAAAGTTTCAAACATCTATGACAAAAGTTGCTCCTATTGCAAAATCTGCAGGTTTTTCTTTAGAGGACACTACAGCAATTATGTCTAAATTAACAGATGCAGGTATTGAAGCATCTATAGCAGGTACATCTTTAAGAAATATTTTACTTAAAATGCAAGACCCAAATTCTGATTTAGTAAAGTCTTTTGGTAAAACAATACATTCATTTGATGAATTACTACCTGCAATGCAACAGTTTATAGCAGAAGGTGGTAGTCTAGCAGATATTATGGAAGTTGTTGATTTAAGACAAGCAGCAGCTTTTGAACAAATGCTTACATCTGCTGAATCAACTAGAGAATTAAGAGATGCTCTTAATGAAGCTACAGGAGCTGCAAAAGATATGTCAGATGTTATAAAAGATACTTTAGAGGGTGATTTAAAAGAATTAACATCTGCATGGGAAGGTTTTCAAGAAAGTGTTCTTTCAGGCAGTCCCAAACTTGTACAGTCTTTAAGAAACATTGCTGATGTTACTACAGAATTATTAAATAAATTAAGTGATTATTTTAAAAGCAATGAAAATTTAGCACAAGATTTAGTATCAAAGCAAATGGCAATTGTAAAAACACAACTAGCAGACCAAGTTGAGTTTATGAAGCAATTAAATGATGAAGACAAAAAATTATATTCAAGAAGTAAATCTGATTTAATACAAGATAGAATTAATTTTATTGATGAAGAAATACTAAAAAACAGTAGACTTAGAAATCATAAAAATATGCTTGGTGAAAGCATAGAAGAAGAAATAAAACAAGCTGATATTTTATCAAAAACAAAAGCAGAATTAATTATTTTACAAGAAGCAGAAATAGAATTAGAAAAAAAAGATGACAAACAAAAGAAAATAAATGAAATAACTGAAGAAACAGTTACTTTAGGAACATTAAGACAAAAAATAAAAGAATTAAAAGAAGAAAGAGAGCTTATAAGTATAACTAATACAAAAGCATTAGATAATAATAAAAGACAAATAGAAGAAACACAAAAATTAATAGACAAAATTGAAGGAGAAACAAAAGCTGTAAAGAAAAACAAAAAAGCAAAAGAGGATAGTGCTTTAGCTACAGATTTTTTATCTACTGTATCTACTGACTACTTAAACACTTTGTTGGAAGATGTTATAAAAGGAACATCTAATATGGAAGATGCACAACAAAAGTTAAGAGATTTTCAAATTGATTTAATTAACAATGTTTTATTAGATGAACAGTTAGCATATGAAGAAAGAGTAAAATTAGAAAATCAACTTGCTAATTTGAAACTTCAAAATGTAAAAGCAGTAAATGATGCAAACCAAGAACAAATAGATGGTGTAGCTGCATTGGGGCAACAGCTTATAACTTTAGCAGGAGAAGATAAAAAAATGCAAGGTATAAGAAAAGCAGGAATACAAATTTCTGCTGCTGCTGCTGTAGCAAATAATTTATTAGCATTGTCAAATGCTGCTGTAGGTGTAACAGAACAAGCAAAATTAAAATTTCCTGCTAATATTGTAGCCATGCTTTCTACATTAGCTACTGTAGTTTCTTTAATTGCTAATATAAAAGCATTAAAAAGTTCTTTTGGTAATGGTGGTGTTGTAGAAGAATTTGCACATGGTGGTATGGTACATGGCAAATCTCATGCACAGGGTGGAGAAAAGTTTGCAGTAGGTGGTAGGGTAGTAGAATTAGAAGGAGGTGAAGCAGTTATAAATAAACGTAGTACAGCTATGTTTAGAAACCAACTGTCTGCAATGAATGCAGCAGGTGGTGGTGTAAAGTTTGCTGATGGTGGCTTAATGAATATGCCATCATTTGCACAATCACAGTTTAATGCGACAAATCAAGCAGGTATGATGGGTGCAATTGGACAGGGAAGTAAAGTAGTAGTAGTAGAATCAGATATATCACAAGTACAAAATACTGTGTCTGTGATAGAAGCTGAAGCAACATTTTAAAACTTAACAAATGTTTGTTGATAAAAAAACTAAGTTAGAAAGATTAGCTATTTGTAAAAAATGTACTTTTTACAGAAACTTTTTGATGCTTAAAAGACCAGTAATAAATATGGGTTCAAGATGTGGTAAATGCACTTGTTTCTTAGATGCAAAGACATCATTACAAACTGATTGGTATGGCAAGTGTCCTATAGGCAAGTGGTAATCAAAATAACAATATGAATATACAAGAAATAGCTAAAACTGTTGTAAAGACAGACAGGGAGCTTATTATAAAATCGGTAGCAGAAAACACAAAATATAATGCAAATTTTAGCCAACACAAAGGTGATGCTATAAATATAATGTATAGTTTGTGGCATAAATATTTTCCTACACACAAACAAGACATTAATTGTTCTTCGTGTAGAAATGCTGTCGTAAAGTTCTGGAACACAATGTGTGAAGAGTGGTCAAAACCAAAACCAAAAAAGAATGTCAAAAAGACAAAATAAGGTAGATGTGGTATATGACTATTTAGAATTGTTAGATATAGAAATTTCTAAAAGATTCGGTGAAACTGCTACAAAAAAAGACATACTAAAGCATTTAGTAGAAAGAGGTATGATAGAACCTAAGAGATTAAGAAACTATATGATAATAGCAGATTTTGACAGAAGGTTAGTATACAATAAAGGAAACAGGACACACACATTTATGGATTTATCACATAAATACAAAATAAGCGAAAGTCAAGCACAAAACATAGTATATAAATACAGAAAAAAGTCAAGAGCATCTGAAAATATATCTTACTAAAAGTTTTTTCCATAAATTAGGTAGATTATCAATTGATTAGAGTCTAATTTTGCATCTATGAATAACAAATGGTATAATATACAAGGCAAAGCAACAGATGCTGTTGCTGAAGTTTACATCTTTAATGAGATTGGTGCATATGGAATTACTGCACAAGATTTTATTTCAGAGATGAAAGAGTACAAAGATACTCCTGTTAATTTACGAATCAACTGTATAGGTGGTGATGTGTTTGATGGGATGGCTATGTACAATATAATAAAAAAGAGAGAAGCAAAAACTACTGCATATATTGAGGGTATAGCTGCAAGTATGGGTAGTGTTATAGCTTTAGCTGCTGATGAGGTAGTTATGGCAGAAAATTCTCTTTTTATGATACACAATGCTTGGGGTGGTGCAATGGGTGAGGCAGAAGACATGAGAAAGACTGCATCAGTTTTGGAAAAAATTAGTGGTGAAATTGCTAGTATTTACAAAAGAAAAACAAGATTGTCGTTAGATAGAATACAAGATATGATGGATGAAGAAACTTGGTTAAATGCTGAAGAAGCATATGAACTAGGGTTTATAGATTCTATATCTGATTCTATTAAAGTAGCAGCTAAGTATGATGTTTCTAAATTCAAAAACATTACTACTGAACAAATACATAATAAATTAAATATTAACGTAAATAACAAAAAAATGACTGAAGAGTTAAAAAATTGGTTTAACAACAAAGTTGATGAAATTGTTGCTTCTGTAAAAGGAGCTGACAACAAATCAGAAGAGGTTGTTACTGAAGTCAATGTTATGCTTTCAGATAATGAAGAAATATCAAACAAATTATCTTCTTTTGAAGCAAGTGTAACTGACTTAAATGGAAAAATTGTTTCTTTAGAAGAAGAATTAACTTCTGCTAAAGGAGAAAACGAAACTCTTTCTACTGAAATAGAAAGACTAAATGCTTTATTGAACAAAGCAGATGCTAAAGGTACTGAAGTAGTAACTGAAGGCGACCCTGCTGTAGTTGAAAATAAAACTGTTGATGCTAATGCAGGTTTTTACAATGCAATGGCTGAAAGAGTTAGAGCAAAATTTAATAATTAATAATCAAAAAATAAATAAAAAATGGCAACAGGAAACGTAGCAAATAAAGGTACTTTCGCAACTTATGGAGGTGCTAACTTAAATGAAATATTTTACGAGCCAGTATTTAGAAGTGATGATTTAATGCGTAACTACAGAGTTATACCTAATGTGAAGCATAAAATGAACGTATACACTTCTGCTGCTCTAACTAAAATTGTACAACCATATACTGCTTGTGTAGGAACAAGTCAAGACCCAGTTAAACAATTTGACATTGACAACAAAACAATTACTGCAGGAAGATGTAGAGTTGCTTTAGAGCAATGTACAGATGAGTTTTTTGGAACTTACATTGAAGAAATGTACAGAAATGGTGTAGATGTAATGAACCTAGAAGGTACTCAATTAGCAGATGCGATTGTAAATCGTGCAGTTAAAGGTATTGGACAAGATGTCGTAAGACTAGCTTGGGGTGGTAATGGTTCAACTACAAACTATACTGCATTTGATGGATGGATGAAGTTAATGGGTGCAGATGCAACTGTATTAGCAGCTAGAACTGAGTACGGAGGTACTGAAGCAGCTCCAACAGCAGCAGATGCAATTGGTCTTATTAGAACAATGTATGACAATGCTCCTGCAAACTTACAGCAAGTTCCTTCTGGAGATAAGAAGTTCTTTGTAACTCCAAAAATCTTTAATGCATATTTAGCAAACTTAGAGGGTTCTTCTGCAGATTTAGCAATTGTTAATCAAGTAGATGGATTAAGAAGAGTTATGTTTAGAGGTGTAGAGATTGTACCTATGTATGAGTGGGATACTATCTTAGCTGATACTAACCCTGCAATCTTTGCAAAAGGTGGTACTGACTACACTAATGGTGCTTGTTATTGTGCAACAGAGAACTTAATTTTAGGTTCTGATGTAACTGACCCTGAAGGTTCATTTAAAGTATTCTATGATGATTTAGAAGAAAAAATGTTCTTTAGAGGTTACTTTAAGTTAGGTGTACAGTTCTTGTACCCTTCACTTGTACAATGGGGAATCATTGAGTAATAACAATAATGTAATATAGAGAGAGTGTAAAAGCTCTCTCTACTTTACTTTTTAATAACTTTTAATAAATAATAATAATATGGCTATAGATACAGGTTTAGGTGTTACTTGCACAGATTTACAAGCAACAGGTGGTATTAAGCAAATTCTTCTAAGGTCTTGGGCTTCTAACGATGCAGTAGTTTATGGTAATGCAGCAGGTGAGCATGATATTGACAGTATTCTTACTGGTGGTTCTGCTGCAGCTTGGTTTGTTTTTGAATTTAAAAATGAAACTCCTGCAATGACTATTAATGCAACTAAAGAAAACGGCTCAACAGCTTTTGAATGTGGTTTATCATTCATGCTGCCAAAATTAGACAATTCAAAATTTGCAGAATTACAAGAATTATTAGACACTTGTATGATGGGAATTGCTATTGACACTAATGGTAATGCTTTTGTTTTAGGTGTAAGTGAAAAATATGCAAATGAAGATGTAGCTTCTAAAAGCCAGACATACTTAAATTTAGCAAGTATGGAAGGTGGGACAGGAGCAGCTTATTCTGATGAAAGTGGTATTACAGTTAGCTTAATGGCAAGACAGTTTGAGTTACCAAGAAAATATATTGGTACAATTACTGTTGATACGTCAGCTTTAACTGCAACTACTGCAGCTTAATACTATATAGATACATAATAGGTATAAACTAAAGTTTTGTAAATCCTATTAATATCTTTTTTTTAATATGTGTGATTGCAACAAAAAAATTGTAGATTTATCACACTTAAAAATTTATATAATTATGGCAACATACAAAGCAAAATTATCTTCTGGCACTACATACAAAGGAGATTTTAGTATTTCTTGGGCAACGGCTACACAAGAAGAATTGGCTTATGCTTATGAGGAAGCAGGTTTAAATAATTTAATTGAAAAAACAAAAGATGAGTCAGAAAAAACAAGCAAGAAAAAGTCAAGTAAGAAAGCAGACTCAACAGAAGAGTAATACTTTTGAGTTTGGTGTTTTTGATTTAGCAGTACCACAAAGTGTAGAAGAACCACAAGATATATCAAGGGTTCTAACTAAGTACATACCTTTTGGTAACAACAATTTATTTCCACAATATTTAGCAGAACTAAAGCGTAAATCATCTACACACAGAAGTGTTTTAGCACAAAAAACTGTATTTACAAGTGGTGCTAAGTTTGTAACAAATAATCAAGATATTCAAGCATACATAAAAGATGTAAATGCTAACAAAGAAACTTTAAGACAAGTTTATAAGAAATTAGCTGATGATTACTACACTTTTGGGAATGCTTATGTAGAAGGTGTTTTATATGAAGGTGGGGTAAACCTATACCATATAGATGCAACTACTGTTAGAATGGCTAAAAACAAGAAAGAAGTATATGTACACCCAGATTGGGCAAAGTACAATACAATGAAAGACAAAACACAGACTATATCTCTTTATCCTAATTTAAAAGGCAAAAGATTTGTAATGCATTTTAAAGATTACGAACCAACATTTACTTACTATGGTTTGCCTGACTATGTTGCAGCACTTGACCATATAGCTGTAGATTACG